GTTGAGACACAAGTTGATTTCACTGCTGACTCTATCAGAGAATATGTGTTGAGCCTTGGTGATCTTGAAGGTGTGTCTGGAGCAACAGATGCAATTGCAAAGACTCTCACTGGTCAGATTTCAATGCTGAAAGACAGTGTTGATCTTTTAATGGTCAGCATTGGCAATGGCACATCTGGAGCTTTGGTGGATTTCATTCAATCACTAAATGAGATTGTCACTGACACAAGACAGATCATTGAGTTGAATGATGGATGGTGGAAATCAGCATTGAGAGTGGTGTTGAAAATCAATCCAGCACTGAGTGATGCTGCTGATTTGCTTGATGAGACTGTTGAAAAACAAATTGAACTCAACAATGAGCTTGAAAGATCAGAGCTTGCAGCACAAGCATCAGCAGAGGCAATGGATGAGTTGAGTGATGCAATAAAAAACACAGCTCTTGACATGGATCTCTTGGCAGAGACTTTCACTGATACTGATGATTCAATTGGCTCATTGGCTGAACAGATAAAACTCACCAAAGAATTTCAAAAGAATTTCAATGAGGAGTCTGAGAGATATGCTGAATTACAAATCAAGATATGGCAACTTGAGCAACAAAGAGCTGACAATCTTGATTCAATAAGAGAGAAATATGATGCAATGATGCGTTCTCAAGGAGAGTTGATTGATGAACAGATCACAACTGTTGAAACTGCAACAATAAAAACAACAGAAAACATGGCAAAAGTGACCAGAGATGCAGTTCAAGTCACTATTGATGCAGATGAGAATGCAAGAATTGCTGCAATGAACTCACAAGATAGATTCAATGATGTGCTTGAGGAATATGAGAGACAAGCATCAATCACAGCATCATCATTCAATGCTCTTGGTGTCATTCTCAACTCATTCAACAACAACTCAAAAGCAATGGCTCTCTTTCAGATTGGCATTGGTCAAGCTGAGGCAATTGCCAACTTTCTTGTTGCGACATCAAAAGGTGCAAGAAAGGATGCTGAACAAGGAAATGCAGCAGCAATTGCATCAACACTTGGCGCAATTGCAACATTCACAGCCATCACAATTTCAAACATCTCACAAGCAAGAAAAATTGCTCAGTCAGAAGATGTGCCAAGATTTTATCAAGGTACAGAATACTTGACTGGTGCAAGAGGCAAAGATCAGATTCCAGTGCTTGCCAACTATGGTGAGAGAATCATTCCAACACTTGACAATGCAAGAATTGGCAGAGACCTCAGCAACAAAGAGCTTGTTGATGCTGCATTGATTTACAAAGCATTGAGAAAAGCTGGTGGATCTGGTGTGCCAATTGACTATGGTCAGCTTGCAAAGATTGAGAGAAAAGGTGTGATGACTATTGTCAACAAGCTTGATGAGCTGAAAGCCAAGCCAAAATATAAAACAGCAACATTGCAATGATATACAGATTCACTTTTGACCCAGATGGCTCACCACAAGTTGTTGATGATCCGATCAATTGGAATGACTCAGAGCTGTCAATTGAGAGAGACAATGATATCAAAGGAATATTTTATCAATACACAGCCAATCTTGAGTGGGTTGGCTCTGCTTATTCATACATTGATGCACTTGACACTGCATCTGATTGCTGGGAGTTTGATGTGCTGATTGAGTTCAAAGTCAATCCAGATGATGCATTTCAAACACTTTTCAATGGTCGCATTTACAGCTATGATGTAGAGTTTGACTTGCAAAAGCAGATTGCAAAATGCAAGATTGTTGATCAGAATTTGACTCAGATCATACTTGATAGGCAAGATATCTCAGTCAACTCTGGTGCAACAAAGTCTCTTGATGGCACTGCAATCACTGGTCTTGTGCCAACAGAAGTATCACTCAACTCAGTCAAGATTGATTTCAGCTCATCTGGCACAGTAAAAATGTACTTTGTGAGTGATATTTTCAGTCATATGATTTCATACATCACCAACAATCAAGTTGTGTTTGAAAGTGATTGGTTTGAAAGTGATGACAATCAAGTTGCAATTTGGAACATTCAGCCTGGTGGCATTGGTGTCTCATTCACCATCACAATTGTGAGTGAGATTGGCACTTTTACAGCAACTCAAGCATTCAATACATCAAATGAAAGAACAATTGTGTCAACATTTGCTGAGATTGCAAGAAATAGCTCTGTGACTGGCTTTGAGTTTGATATGGGCGCACCATTTCAGCTTGTGATCAATGGCGCAAATGATTATGATATTTATTCAGCATTTGATATCATCTCAGTGACAACTGTTGGTGGCACATCAAACACAACATCAAAAGTTCAAGATACAACTCAAGGAATGAGCAACTTGATGATGATCAAAGGAAATGCATTTAGATTCAACTATGCTGGCACTGACATCACAGCAACCATCTCAAACAAGCTCTCAATTCTCACAAGAGAAATGAACAGATTGTTTGACATGACTTTCAAAATATTTGATGATGGTGGTCAGCCAACAATGAAGCTTGAGAAAACAGAAACATTTTTTGATCAAGCCTCAGCAGCATCTGTGACAATCACTGGTGTGAGAAATATCTCCGTCAAGAGAAACAATGATTTCAAGCTCAACTCAATCAATCATCAAGATGGTGCTGATGATTACAAGTCAGACACAGCATCTTATTCATCAAGTTTCAGAGATTATTTTGTGGCTGATTTGAATACGACATTGCCAAAAGGCTATCAAACAACAGAACAATGTGGTCAAGGCTCATTCAATGCTCAAAACGAATTTATCACCAGCAATCAAGCAATTGACTCATTGCAAGAGAATGAGACTGACTTTGATCAAGACACAATCTTGATTGACACTTTTGATGACTCTGGCACTCAGAGAGCAAAAGAATATCCAATCACACCATCTCTTGTTGCCAACTTATTGATCACAGCTTTCAAGACATTCAATGCTTTTCTTGGCACTCTCTGGAGACAAAAATATTGGATGACCAGCACTGGAAAACAAGCCACATCTGGTGGAGTTCAGTTTGACAATGACACCATCATTCTTGACAAAGAATATGAGTTTACAACACCAATCTCACAAGTTGATGTCAATGCTATTGTTGCAGATCCATCAGTGAAAATCTCTGTGAGTGGTGAAGGTCTCACGGCAACAGATATGTGGATTCTCTCAATGTCTGTTGACATCAAAACTGGTTTAGTACAATTCAAAACAATTTCAAATGAGTAAAACAGACGCAATCATCAAAGCACAGCCAATCAGATTCTTTGATGAGTTTGACACAGAGCTGATTGATGAAACTGATCTTGCTCAGTTTGCAGTTTTATATAAAACAACAGACTTGATCAAGTTTCAAACCAAGCAAGTCAATGAACTTTGGTACAATCAAAAATTCACTGACAACAATCAACCATCAAATCTCACAAACTGGTCACAATACAACTCTGGTGTTGATTCATCATGGTCAGTGAGCTTGTGCAGTGGTGACAACTCATTCACAGTCTCAAAAGGCTCTGGATCAAACTCAACAGTCTTGTATCAGCAACTTGAGTTGACAACTGGCTGCTGGTACAGATTCAAAGTTGATGTTTGTGCATTTGCCACATCTGATCTTGATCTTGAGATACAGACATCAGCCAATGGTGCTGCTGGTGGTTGGACAGAGAGAGCTGCAATCACTATCAACACAACAGGAGAGCTTGAGACATTCTTTCAATGGACTGGTGGCACTGGTGCTGTTGATGTTGGCTTTCAACTCACATCTGCTGGCACAGCCACAGCATTGCAGATGACAAGAGTGAGATTGCAAGAGATTGACATGATTCTTGTGAAATGTAGTGATGACAGTGAGATTGCAATCACTGCTGAGACAATGGATGAGAATTACATCACTTTTGAAATCAATGCATTGACTGAGAATCTGGAAGAAAACAAACCATATTATTTCAATTCCAACACATCTGCTGGCATTGGAAAGTCAGTTCAATTTATCATCACTGATGAAAAGTTCTATCAGATGCAGTTCTCTCACACTGGTGATGGTGTTTTTGGATTGAAATGGTCAGACATCAGCTCAAGCACATTGACATTTGGACTCAAGAAATTGCAAGTTGGTCAAGCTGTATTTGAAAATGAAGATGGTCAGACATATCAAAACAGCTCTGAGCAATGGCGCAACTTGTACAGCCAGATCAATAAAAAAGTGACTATTGCAACAGATGTTGTGCCTTGGTATGTCCATGAATGTTTGGCATATTTGACAAATGTGAACAATTTCACCATTGAGCTGAATGGCGATTCAAGAAGATTTGTCAAGACTGCTGATGAATATTCACCAAATTACAATGGTTATGAGCAAGCTGCTGTCTCATTTACTTGCTATGAAGCAGCTCAATCAACAGGCATTGTGAAAAACTCTGGAAATATTTAGTACATTTGATTTCTGATTTTATTCATAGCCCAAAAGTTCATTCTTGAAATTTTCTTAATGCCCAAAGAAAGTCAGCTCACCCAGAGTTGACTTTTTTTTATATTTTTGTCAAAGCTGAATGAAAGTGGCTTGATCTCACCAGCCATCAGAAAAGGTGAATAATTTTTTTTTCAAATTCTAAAATTCAAAAAAATGAGTTTAGAAAAATATTGCTTTGGTGAGATTGGAGATCATGAAGTGATTTGTGGAAATGAAAGATTGTTTGGTGGCATCAAGTCAATTGCTTTGATCAAACCAAATCAAACAACAATCACTGATTTCACATCCAATGCTGAGTGGGATGCTGCAATTGCAGATGGCTCAGTCAAAATCATCAAGGAAATCAGAGGTGAATATGCTCAAGCATCAGAGACAACATCTGAATCTGAGGTTGCCGGATTGCCAGACAGAGTTGATTCTTTCTCTCATGTGCTTACATGGAGAGACAGAGCAGTGACTGCTGGAAATTCAACTTTGTATGATGACTTGAATGAGTACACTGCTGGTGGAGTTGTATGGTATGAGCCAAAAAACAGCACCATCAAGATTGTTGATGCAATTGATGTGAATTTCATGGCAAAACTTGAAGTTCTTGCAGATGACAAGACAGTTCAAGTGTATGCTGCACAAGCAATGTGGGACACAATCAAGTTGCCAGTGCCAAGTGCTGCACCATCCAATGCAGATGAAATCTTTGATTGATGAGCAAAGAACAAAATATGGTTTCTCAAGGAGTTAGTTTATTAGCTTTTGGGAAACCTATTTTCTTTCAATTTGCATTCAACATGGCTTTGAGTTTGAGAAAGCACTCACCAAATGTGCCAATTCAGCTCATCCATGATCACTACATCAAAGAGCTTGGTGACAGAGCAAACATCTTTGATGTGCTGACAGACATCAGCTCTCAAGCATACACAGACAACAAACGCATTCAAGCTGGCAAAGGCAAGCTCTCAATGTATTCACTTTTGCATTTTGATGAAACATTGTATCTTGATGTTGATGGTGTTGTGTTGCAAGACATCTCACCATTGTTTGATCAAGAGCAAGATTTCAAGATCCAAAAAGATGCAATGCACTGGGTTGATGATCATGATGGTGTTGCCAAGCAATACAACTTGAAAAAGCAAGCAATTGGTTGCAACTCATCAATCATGTTTGTGAGAAAGAGCAAGACAACAAAAAAACTCTTTGCTGATGCTTTGAAAGCTATTGATGAGCCATTTGAAAACATGGCAACAGAGTGGTTTCATGGTATGCATCCAGATGAGTTGTATCTTGGCATCTCAATGAGCAAGAACAATCTTGCTGATGTTTACTTTGAGACAAGATTTCCAGTCTATTTTCAAAGGAGAATTGACTATCATATCAACAAAAGTGTTGATGATGTAAAAAAAGACTTTTTTGTTCTTGGTTGCTATGGTAACCACAGATACAATCACAGATTTGTGTATGATTTGTATCAGAGAGAGAACAGATCAAACTGGAGAGAGATCATTGGAATGTCACCAAGAAAAGACATTCATAAATTAATGAGATATAAACACTGATGAAACTGAATTTGAACAAGAGCAACAAACGCAAAGGCTGTGGTTGCGGAAAAAAGAAATAAAATGGTTTTTGACGAAACACTGATTGATGATCTGCTGAGTGGTGTTGTGATACCATATGCAGAGTCTGTTCACAAAAGCAAAGAGTGGACAGATGAAAGATATTCTCATGCTGTTGAGTTGTATGAAAAAGTAAAAGTGCATTCACAGCTTGACACATTTCCAGATGTCTTGATCAGTGAATCAGCACCAAATGAGACTCAAGAGGAGTTTGACTACAAAAGAGCCACATATCAGCCAATCACAAGACCAGTGTGGAAAAAGGCAACCACACAGATCAACAGAATTTTCAATCCACAAAACTATTCCATTACTGACTGGGGCAATGACTCTGGTGTATATGCTGATCAATCTGCTGAGGCATATTTCACAAAAGACTTTCCAAAATTCAACTCTCTCATGAGTTATTTTGAAAACATTGTCAAGCCAGCAAAAGATGAGGATGCCAATGCAGTGATTGCACTTGACTTTGTTGATGCAGAGATTGTTGACACAGAACTTGTTGAGCCAATCTTTGTCTTGTATCACTCACCAAAAGTGATTGACATCAACAGTGAGATGGCATTGCTGCTGATGAGTGAAAAGTCTGTTGTTGAATATGGCAACAGAAAAGAGCAATCTGGTTTGATTTTCAAACTATATGACCATAAAAACATTTGGATTCTCAAGCAAATTGGCAAAAAACTTGATTATAAGTTTGAAGCTGTTCTTTATTATGAGCATAATCTTGGCAAATTACCAGTGCAGATGCTTGGTGGTGAGGCAAAAACACAAGACAGAGCAATTTGGTATGAGAGTCTCTTCATGGATGCAGTGCCAAATCTCAATGATGCTTTGATTGATGCAACAAATTTGAGAGTGAACAAGGTCTCAAATGTATTCATGGAGCGCATTGAGTGGGTTGATGAGTGTGACTTTGATGGATGTGTTGATGGATATGTCATCAATGATGATAGTGAGCAAAAGAGTTGTCCATCATGCAATGGATCTGGAAAGAGATCAATGCAATCACCATTGAGAGTGACTCAAGTGCAAGTGCCAAACAGAATGAATGACTCTGAGCCATTGCCATTTGATCCAGTGACTTATGTCAAGAAAGACTCATCAATGATTGATGCATTGAGAAATGAAGTGAATCACAATGTTGCTGTGTCATTCTCTTTCATGGGTATTGAAATCAGCTTGGACAAAAAGAGTGGCAAAGAGACAGCAACAGGCAAGTTGATTGATCGTGAGGAGCTGTTCTCATTTATTTCAAAGTATTCAAATCAGATGTTCAATCTCATCAAGTGGGGAATTGACATTCTTGGCAATGTGAGATACGTTGATTTTCAATCACCATCAGTCAAGCCACCAGTGAGCTTTGCTTTGCGATCAGAGACAGACTTGAGTGCTGAGTTGAGAGATTCACAAGATTTGCCAGATGCAATCAGAGGTGAAATGACCAAAGAGCTGATGAGTGTGAGATTTGCAAACAATGACAAGCTAAAAATGACTGTTGATCTCAAGCAAAAGATTGACAACTATTACTTGCAAAGCACAACTGATGTGATTGCTATCATGGCAACTGGCTTGTTGCCTAAATGGAAAGCCACATTGCATTGGTCATTTGACACATATATCTCACAAATGGATGACAGCTTTTGGTCTTTGACATTTGATCAGCAAAGAGAGATGCTTGAAAAGATGGCACAAGATGAGACAAATTCAAATGTCATGACTGCACAAACCATCTTTGACAATGATATTGAAGATTAATGGCATCACTGAATGATCTCATTGAGCAAAGGTCAGCCAACATTGACAAGCTACCAAATGAGCTATTTGGAGCAATAGAGAAAGCACAGAGAGATGTGATGAGACAAGTGTCAATTCTCATCAATCAGCTTGAGACAAATGCATCTGGGCAAGTAATTCTCAACACAAAGAACATTGCACTCATTGAGAAGATTGGTGCAAGAGCAAATGATGTGTTGTTTGGTGGATCATACATTGAAGCTGTGAGAGACTTTGCTGGCTCTCTTGAGCAACAAGGTGCATTGGCTGCTGAATACATGACAACAGCTTTTGGCACTTTTGATGACAAGAGAATCTTTCAACAAGTGCTGAGACAATCACAACTTGATGTGTTGGCTTTATTAGATGAGCAAGCAGTGAATCAAGCTTTGATTGAGCCATTGAAATCAGCATTGAGAGACTCTGTCACATCTGGAGCAAGACTCACTGATGTCATTCAATCAGTGCAGCAGATTGTTGTGGGCAATGAGCAAGTTGAGAGCAATCTGCTGGGCAACAGAAAGACACTTGTGAGAGATACTTTTGCAGCGAGTGACAGAAGGTATCAAAAGACAATTGAATCTCAATACAGCTTTGATTTTTACAGATACAGTGGTTCACTGGTGAGTGACTCAAGATGCTTTTGTCAAGAGAGACAAAGCAAATACTATCACAAGAGAGAAATTGAAAGCTGGGGAGCTTTGCAAAATCTTGGCAAATGTAGAACATCAAATGGCTGGCAAGGTCGCAGAAAAGGCACAACACCAGCAACTATTTTCACATATGCTGGTGGATACAATTGTGATCATGTCTTTGCTGCTGTGCCAATTGAAGCAGTGCCACCATCAGCAATTCAAAGAGCCAGAGGTCTTGGCTATTTGCCACCAGCAGTTGAATAAAAAATTTATATATTTGTCATTAATAAAACAAACCAGATGACAAAAATTTGCTACTCATACCTTTTTGGTGACAAAGATGTGTGGCGTGATCCATTGCCAGACAACATCAATCATGACTGGACTTATGTGCTTTTTACAGATCAAGACATCAAGTCTGATGTGTATCAAGTCAAGAGAGTTGAGTCAGTGAGCAATCCACAACTTGCATCAAGACATTTCAAGTTGCTTGGTGCAGCTCAGTTTTATCCAGAGCCATTCAAAAAAGTGTTTCATCATGATGCAAACATCAGAGTCAATTGTGATCTTGATGAGTTGCCACATTTCATGATTGTCAATCATCCATTTCATCATTGTGCCTACAAAGAAATTGAGCTTTGCAAAAAGCTTGGCAAAGCAAACAGAGCTGATCTTGAGAGATCAAGATTGATGTTGAGAGAGTACAGATGGAACAAAGATGCTGGCTTGTATGCTGCTGGTCTGATGATGCGACCAAACACAAGAGCTGTTGACATATTCTCATTTGATTGGTTTCATCATGCAAAATGGTTCACTCACAGAGATCAGATTTTCTTGCCATACTTGCTTGACAAGCACAACATGACTCCAGAGATTGTTGAGTGGAATGACTTGATTGGTTCAAGATTTTTAATATATGACCATGCATAGATGGCAAGTGATCAATCACTATTTAAAAACAAAATTTGAGAATAGTGATCCAAAATACCTTGAGATAGGCATTCACAATGGTGACAACTTTCTCAAAGTTGAGTGTGCTGACAAGACTGGCATTGATCCATCACCAATATACAAGAGCAACAGAATCTTTCAGATGACCAGTGATGATTTCTTTGATAGCAATGAGCAAGTGTTTGATGTGATTTTCATTGATGGATTGCATCAAGCAGATCAAGTTGAGAAAGATTTCTGGAATGCCTTTCAATGCTTGAGCTTGGATGGCATCATCATCTTGCATGACTGCTCACCAACAGTGTATTTTGAGACAGTTGTGCCAAGACCAAAGCCAATTGGCAGATGGAATGGTGACACATACAAAGCATGGATAAAGATCAGAGAAATATTCCCACAAGCAACATTCACCATTGCAACTGATGAGGGTCTTGGTGTTTTCCTTAATTCATTGAATCAAATTAATGATCAAGGACAATGGTCTGGTCATCATGTTACTTGGGATGAGTACAAGAAAAAAAGAGCATTATTGCTCAATGAAATCAGTCTTGATGCATTTAAAAGCTTAATTTGATGAAACAATCAAAGACTCAAGTCAACTTTGTGTCACCATATTGTGCAGACAAGCAGCTTGCAAAAGAATACAACAGAATTGTTGACAAATATGATGATGATGAGTGGCTTTGCTTTGTTGATGCTGATGTCATGTTCTTGACATCAAACTTTGGTCAACACATACAAGCCATCATTGATGCTCACTCAAGAGATTTCACTGCATTCACTTGCATGACCAACAGAGTTGGACAGCTCAAGCAATGTCATGCAAGAGAGATGTCAAACAACTTTGATGTCTTGCATCATGTAAAAATTGCAG